CTCGGGCTCCCGAGGGGAGGACGGCTCCAACCTGGCTCCCGGCGTCGGCAACCTCATCAACGCCCTCAACGGCATCAACCCTCCGGCGGCTCGGGCCTCGGCGATGCGGGACTTCCTCGCCACGTTCGGCACGCCCTCGTCGCTGGCGCCCGAGAGGGTGGCCGAGGCCGCCGAGTGGGTCGCCGAGCGGATCGACGCCCCGACCGAGGGCGACGGCGGCGGCTACTGAGCCGTTCGGCCTGGTGGCGCACACGCCGCCGGGCGGCTAGGGTGGGCCTCCTATGACCACGACCCCGCTCGACTACGAGCATCCGATCCTGCGGAACGCTGCCCTCCCCGACCTCCGGGCGGCCCTCTCCGACCTCCACACCCTGCGGGACGACTCCATCGTCCCCGCCCGGGACCTCGCCCTCGACGGCTCCACCGATCGCCCGCTGGCGACGGTGCCCTACCCGACGCTCGACGACGACGGCGTCGGCCTGGGCCGCTTCATCGCCGGGATCGGCCCGGCCGCTCACGAGCACCTGGCCGACCGCACCCGCATCCCGCTCGCCTACTGGCGGCGCATGGCGGCGGAGGCCCCGGCGCTCCTGGCGGAGAACGCCAACCACTGGCTCGCCCTCGACGACCGCCTCGTCATGGTGCGCGCACTCCGGCGGCCCGACGAGAACGGCGGCTACCTGCGGGCCGTGCTCTCCAACCGCTACGCCGTCATCGACTCGCTCGACGTGATGATGGCCGCCCTCTCCGGCGTCCGCTCCACCGGGCTCGACCCGGGCGGCCTGATCGTGGACGGCGACCTCTCGGAGCGCAACTTCCGCCTCCGCATCACCGCCCCGCAGATCGGCATGGAGGTCCCCGCCCTGCTCTCCCGCTACCGGGACCCGGCCACCGGCAACGACGACGACCGGGGCCTCGTCTGGGCCGGGCTGGTCATCGGCAACTCTGAGGTCGGCGGCGGGGCCTTCACGGTCACCCCGCGCATCGTCGTGCGAGTCTGCTCCAACGGCATGACCCGCCCGTTCGACGCCCTGCGGGCCGTCCACGTCGGCGGCCGCATGGACGAGGGGCCGGTCGTCTGGTCGGCCGACACCCAGCGCATCGCCCTCGACCTCGTGGAGGCCAAGACCCGGGACGCCGTCGCCGCCTACCTCTCCCCCGGCTACCTGGCCCGGGTGCTGGTCGATTGGGAGCAGGCGGCCGGTGTGCGGCTCTCCTCCCCGGCCGACACGCTGGCCTCGGTCGGCAAGGCGCTCACCTACTCCGACGCCCAGCAGGACGCCATCATGGCGGCCTTCGTCTCCGGCGGCGACGTCTCCGCCTTCGGTGTGGCGCAGGCCGTGACGTTCGTGGCGGGCCAGTTGCTCGACCCGGACGCCGCCTCGGCCCTGGAGGACTCCGCCCACGAGGCGATGCGGCTGGCGGCCATCCATGCCGCATGACTTCACCGACCTCTCCCCGGTCGAGGCTCAGCAGTTGGCCTCCGCCCTGACGGCCCGGGTCACCCTGCTGGAGGAACGGCTTGCCCTCCGCCCGACGCCCCTCGACCAGGACGCCCTGCTGTCGTGCAAGGCGCTCCGGGTGGCGGCTCTCGATGCGATGGCCCAGCACGCCGTCGCCCTCGCCGCTCGCCATGCCCGCTGACCCCGACCTCAACATCACCCTGGAGGAGGCTGTCGAGGTGGCTCTGGCCACCGAGGCCCTTCCCCAACGGATCGCCGCCGGGAGGACCGTGCGCCTCGTGCCACGCTCCCGGCGCCCCTACGACTGGCAGCGTGACGAGTAGGGAGCGTGGCGCTCCCTCGGCAGGGTTCGGTAGACCGCCCTTCCCCGCCTCACTCCACCGCAGCCAGTCCGGCGGCCCCGCCCACGGTGCTCTCACAATCACCCGGGCGGGGCCGCTCTGCGCGTACCCTCGGAGGCTGTTGTGGACCTGATCGTGCTCTGCTCCTGGTGCTCCGCCCCGGCGACCCGGGTGGAGGGCTCTGCGGCTCTCTGCGGGCCGTCGTGCCCCGCCCGGCCACTCCCGCCGCCCCCGGTCGACCTGGCTGCCGTGGCGGGCCTCCTGGGCCGCTCTCCGGCGCCCTGCACCTCCTGCGGGGCCGTCCACTTCCTCCCGCCCCGGCAGACGACGGGCCGCCGCTGCCTGCTCACCCCCGGCTGCGACGGCTGGCACCGTGTCCGCTGAGCGCCTCGCCGGGACGCTGACCGGCTGGGAGGCCCTCGCCCGGGCCGTCACCCCGGTCCACGTCCTCGGCGGCCACCCCGTCAAGCGTGACGACCTGTTCGCCCCGCTCGGCGTCGGCTCGATCAACGGCTCGAAGTTGCGCCAGTTGCTCTACCTCGTCGGCCATGCTGCGCGCAACGGGGCGGACGGGATCGTGACGGCGGCCTCGGTCCTCTCGCCGCAGGTCCCGATGACCGCTGCTGTCGCCGCCCACTTCGGCCTCCCCTGCCACATCATCCTCGGCGGGACGGTGCTGGAGCGGGCTCGCCGCAACCCGGGAGTCGCCCTGGCGGAGTCGTTCGGCGCCACCTTCGGCTTCACCTCGGTCGGCTACAACCCGGCGCTCCAGGCGGCCTGCCGACGGGCTCTCGACGAGCGCCCGGGCTGGTCGAGGGTCCCTTACGCGATCAGCCTGCCCGAGCGGGGCGACATCGGCGACATCGAGGCACTCGGCGACATCGGCGACTTCCACCGGCTAGGCGCGCAACAGGTGGCGAACCTGGGCGACGTCCGCACGCTCTACGTCCCCTTCGGCTCCGGCAACTCTGCGGCCTCGATCCTCTACGGCCTCGCCCTCGCCCCCGAGACGGCCGTGGAGAAGGTCGTCCTGGTCGGTGTGGGTCCGTCTCGCCTCGACTGGCTGGCACGGCGCCTGGGGACGCTGAGCGCCCTCTCCGGGGCCGACGTGGAGGGCTGGCTCGCCCGGGTCGAGCATCACGACCTGCACGGCCTCGGCCTCGTCGCCTACCACGACCGCCGGGTCGCCTCCCTGGGCGGCCTGCGCCTGCACCCGACCTACGAGGGCAAGGTGCTCTGGTGGCTCCGCAAGCACGCCGACCCGGCCTCGCCGTGGCACCGTGACCCCCGGGGCTCCGGCCTCTGGGTCGTCGGCTCGGAGCCTGTTGCGCCCCGCCAGCCCGCCGTGCGAAAGTCGACGGGCCGCCCCCGCAGGGACGGCCCAACCGACTGACCATCATTCTGGGACCTACAACCCGATGGTCAGGGTAACAGGCGGGCCTCGCCGCCGCCACCCGGATATGGCCTCCGGCCCGGCTCTCGCCGGTGTCACACCCGTCGTAGGGGAAACGACGGCTGTCCGCAGTTGCGCCGTGGATGCCGGAGCGTGGCAGCCGTCATGGGGGAGGGGGATCAGGGGGAGGGGGACTCGGTGCCCTGCACGTCTCGCTGGCCCTCCCCCTGGTCTGGACCGAACCGACGGGGCATCTCTCCGTAGGCCGTCTGACCCAGCCGGGGCTCCGGCCGGGCGGCTAGGCTCCGGCCGCTGACTCCCGAAGGAAACCGATGCAACTACGCCGAGGTGCCGCCCTGCTCTCCCTCTCCGGCGTGCTGCTCTGGGGGGCCTCGTCGGCGGCTCTCGCTGGTGGCTCCGAGCCCGACGTCGTCGTGGAGACGGTCGGCGAGGACCACTACCCGACGACGACGCATGAGCCGTCCACCGCCCCGACGGAGCCCTCCACCGCCCCGACCGAGCCGACCACGAGCCCGACGACGGAGCCTCCCGGCACCAACCCGCTCACTGTCCCCACCACGGCGGGCTCCACCACCACGGTCGAGGGCTCCCCGACCTCGGTGGAGCGCAAGGTCACCATCTGCCACCTGCCCCCGGGCAACCCGCCGAACTTCCAGATCATCGAGATCGGCGTCTCGGCGCTCCCGGCCCACCTCGCGCACGGCGATATCTTCCCGGTGCCCGCCTCCGGCATCTGCTTCGTGCCGCCCACCACGACGCTCCCGGTCGGCACCAACCCGCTCACCGTCCCCACCGGCCCCACCACCTCCACGCTCCCCGGGGCGACCACCACCCTGCCCGGCGGCTCCACCACGGCTCCTCCCGGCACCAACCCGCTGACGGTGCCCACCGGCCCGACGACGCTGCCCGGGGCGACGACGCTCCCCGGCGCCACCACGACGGCGCCCTTCGCCGACACGCTCTCCCTCGGCTCCGTCGCCTCGACGTGCTCGCGCAACGTGCCCTTCATCGACATCACCTTCGGCAACCAGCCGCAACTCAACGGCCTGGTCGGCACCATCACCTTCACGACGCTGGACGGCGACTTCGTGGAGACGGTGGAGGTCGTCTACCAGGCCAACACGACGCTGCGCCTCCTCTACCCCGGGGCGGAGATTGACCCGCTCACCGGGGAGGCCACGGACTGGCCCGGCTGGCGCCTCAACGACGACGGCTTCTGGGTCCTCGACTCCTCCGACGCCGAGTTCAGGGACGGCCTCGTCGTCTCCGCCTCGCTGCCCATCCCGCTCGGCGGCCTCGGTCAGAGCCTCCCTCGGCAGGTCCCCGGGGAGACGCTGACGGCCACGGCGATCGTCTCGTACCCGCCGGAGACGTCGGCCTGCGCCTCGCCGGACGGCCCCTTCCCGCCGGGCGGAGCGACGGCGGCCGAGGGGACCCTGTTCTCGACGCTGCCGGAGACGGGGCGCAACTTCGGCCTGCTGCTGCTGGCGGCCGGGCTCCTGGGCCTGCTGGGGCTGGGGCTCCGCAACCTCGACCGTGAGGACGAGCAGCACCCCCTCTAGGTCGTTCGGCCCCTTCGCGCAGAATCTTCGTCGATCAGGTTGTCTGCCCGCCGGGTGGCGGCTAGTCTGATCTACATGACCACGACCACCTTCATCCTCCGCCCCGGCACCTCGGCCATCGGCCCGGTGTTCCGCATCTTCGCCGGTACCAACTCCGTCGAGTTCTTCGACTTCCCCTCGGCCCGCTCCGCCCTGGTCGCCCTGACCACCGGCGCCATCTCCTGGGACGACCTCCTGTTCGACCTCTACGGCTCCGGCCCCGACGACGTCGGCTGCGAGTGCGAACTGGATTGGCGCTGCGGCCTCCACGCCGGGATGCACACCCCGCTGGAACTCATCAACGACGCCTTCGCCACGGCCGAGGCCGACCTCGATCGGTACGGCTTCTGATGGCCCGCCGTCCCCGCTCCATCCCCGCCCGGGTCGCTGCGGCGACCCCGGCGCAGGCCTTCAACGCCTACTTCGGCGTGGCCGACGAGGTGTACGAGGCGATCCTCTCGGGCCGCCCGCTCAACGAGCCCACGCTCGACTTCATGGCCCCCGGCCTCACGCTCGCCGACCTCGACAACTTCTGGGTCGCCCTCGCGCAGCGGGCCGCCACCGACCTCGACCTGCCCTGGCCGCCGTACCTCCCGGCCGCCGAGGAGTGGGCACTCGACCACCGGGACCTCCTCCTGGCCCTCGACAAGGACCCGGCATGACCGCCGACCCGCTCCTCCTCGTCTACCTGCCCCGCTCGGTCGTGCTGCGCCTGGCGGAGTGGCACGGCGAGGCCGCCCTCGACGCCGACGGCGGGGCTGACGACCTCGACCACGCCGTCATCGCCGCCGCCTGCACCGCCGCCCTGGACCCTCTCCGCCCCTGACCAGCGGGGATTCCCGCCGGTTGGAAGAATGAGCCGTTCGGCCTAGCCAAGGCGCAAAGGACGGGCTAGCCTCCCTGCCCTGCCCGCCGTCTGGCGGAGCCCCGAGGGACCTAGGCACGGCCCCCCGGGGCAGACAACCTGAAAGGGAGGTTGCCGTGCCCAACGTTACGATCCCGGCGTCCATCGAGGACGCCAAGGAGCGCCTGGAGGGCCTGGGCGCCCTCCTCACGGCGAGGGGCTGGGAGAGGGCTGCCATCGTGTTCGCCTTCACCGCCCCGCAACAGGGTCGCCGCAACATCGGCGGGAACCCGCCGAAGTTGACGATCCGAGAGTTCTGCGCCCTCGGCATCACCGGCCTGCGGGACCACGAGGCTGTTGCCTTCCACCGCCGCACCGTCGAGCAGGCGATCAGGGACGGCCTCATGGTCGAGCCGGTCCCCGGCGCTCGCCTGGTGCTCCCCACCGTCACCTACCCGCCGGAGACGAACGGGCAGGGCGCCCAGCCCAACGCTGGAGGTCGTGGCGACCCGGTCGCCGTGGAGCGTCGGGCGGCGGCCGACCCGGACTACGCCCGGGACGTGGCTGAGCGTCTGGCCCGGGTCGCCCCCGATCCTGTGGCGGAGGCCGTGGCCGAGCACCGACCGGCCCGAGAGGCCACCTTCCGGGCCTCGGCTCGGCGCCTGCCGGAGCAGCCCTTCACGTCTCCGCCGGTCGTCGGCGACAGCGAGGCTGTCGGGCTCATCATGGAGGCCGACGCCATCGTGCGCCGCATCGACACCCAGGTCTACGCCGCCACCCTCCACCTGGAGGCTCATCGGGAGGCCTGGGGCGACGGCGCCTTCGGGACGCCCTTGCAGCGGCTCCGAGAGAAGGCCGAGCGCCTGACGACGCTGGTGGACCTGGCCTCCGGGCTCACCGAGGGCGACCTGGCGGCTCTCCTGGCGGATGGTGGTGACGCATGACCACGCGCATGAACATCACCTGCGACTGGCAGAACCCTCGGACGTTCCTCGACCGCACGGCGGCCGGGATGATGGACGCCGTGACGGCGACCACCGGCCGGGTGCTGGTGCGGGACGTGGACGCCGCCATCCTCCGGCACGGCGGCCGGGTCAACTTGAAGGCTGACGCCATCAAGGCGCTGCACAACGGCGGGCACACGATCACCTGCCGCAAGGCTCGCCACCTTTCGTCCTACCTCTACATCGGGACGGCCAGCGAGTACGAGGAGTACCGGCTCCGCCTCGTGGACGATGGCTACTCGCAGACGATCAGCACCGTGCGGCTCCTCGCCGGGGCCGTCGCGCAGGCGCCCTCGGACCCGCTGATCGCCAGCGTCCACGCCACGCTGGAACTGGCGGCCATCAACCTCGGCCGCATGAAGGTTCCGGCCCTCTCCACGGCTGAGGTGCTGGCCGACTGTCAGGTCATCTAGCGCCCCCGCCTCCGGGCGGCTAGGGTCCCGAGTCCATGACCACGGCCCCTGCCCGCCCGGAGGAGAGCGCCGACTTCGTCGCCTTCTACCAGGCCTTCCCCCGCCACGTCGGACGCCCAGCCGCTCTGCGGGCCTGGCGCACCGCCACCAAGACCACCGAGCCCGCCGTCATCATCGGCGGGCTCCTCTGCGCGATGGCGGAGTTGCTCGGCCGCCCGCCGCAGTACCGGCCCCACCCGGCCACCTGGCTCAACCAGCGGAGGTGGGAGGACCCGGTGCTCGCCCCGGTCGGCGTCCCCAACCGGCACCTCGCCTCGTCTCGCCCGGGGCTGGAGCCCGACCTGGCCGCCGTGCTCGACGGCACCGCTCCGCCCTCGGCCGCCTCCCTGTTCCGCCCTCGCCCGGCTCCGGCGCTCGATGCCTGACCACGCCGAGGCCGTCGCCAACCTGATCGCCATGCTGCGCCGGGGCTACGCCCCCGGGTGGACGCCCTGGACCGACCTGGAGGCCACCCAGGCCGCCGCCATGTCGTCGGAGTGGATGGACGCCCTCGCCCCGTTCGGCGCCGACGTGCTCGCTGTCGCCTTCGCCCGCCACATGGAAGGGGAGGACGGTGCGCGACACCCGTCCCTCATCGCCGTCCTGCGCCTCGCGCAAGAGGTCGCCCGGGAGCGGGCCTCGGCTGGCGGGCCTGCGGCCTCGGCCACCTGCGACGGCTCCGGCTGGCTCCCGCCTCCTGACGGGCCGTGCCCCTCGTGCGCCCCGGCCCTCTACGACCTCTGGCGGGACCCTGACCGCTGGGCGGCCTACACCCGGGGCACCCACCTCTCGGTGCTCCACCCCGGCGTGGAGTTGCTCCGGGGCGGCGGGACCCGGCTGCGCGATCGGGTGACGCCCCGGCCGTGCTCGCCGAGCCCTGCCGAGACGGTGTACCCGGTCGGGCGAGTGCTGGCCGCCGCCCGGGCAGAGGTCGTCGCCTGGGTCGCTGAGCACCCGCCTCGGCCCCGCACCGGCAACCGGGGCTACGACCTGGCTGTCGCCCGGGCTCATGCCGCCGACCGGGCGGAGGTCGGCTCTGTTGCTGTCCACAACGCTCTCCACAACCTGACCACAGGCCCGGCTCCGCCAGTGGACGACTAGCGCGCAAGGTGCGCTGGGCCGAGGTGCGCGAGGTCGTCCTCGAACGGGACGGCGGCTGTCGGGCTCGCCTCCTCGCCCCCGGCCGGTGCTCCGGCCACGCCGAGGTGCATCACCTCCGCCGCCGCTCCCAGGGCCGTGACGACTCGCCCGACAACCTCATCGCCCTCTGCTCCGCCCACCACCGCTGGGTCACCGAGCACCCGCAGGCTGCTCACGACCTCGGCCTCGCCCGCTGGTCGTGGGAGAGGTAGCGTCCGGCCATGCTCCTCGCAGACATCGCCTCCGGCGAAGTGGACGCCGCCGACATCTTCTTCCTCCTGGCGACCATCCTCGCTGTCGTGGCAGGCGTGCTGGCCCTGGCCCTCCCGACGCTGGCGCCCCGGGTCATCACCGCCTTCATCGCCTTCGCCATCGCCTGCACGGCCTTCGCCCTCCTCCTGCTCTGATGGGCCGGAGGCGACGGCGGCCTCGTCGCCCGGCGCCTCGCACCGCCGACCTCCTCGTCCATTGGGCCTGGCAGGTGATCGCCAACGCCTCCTGGGACGACGCCACCCCGGAGTGGCGGGACGCCGCCGTCACCTGGCGGGACGCTTACCACCGCTACCTCGACGCCTTGCCCCCGCCGCCACCGGGCGGCTAGGGTCGCCTGGTGACCACGCATCCCACCGGCGATGCCCTCCTCGATGCCCTGGAGGCCGCCGCCTCCGTCGCCATCGAGGAGTGCGAGGACTACGAGCACCTCGGCGCCGCCCTCTCCACCGTCGAGGACCTGGCCGACCGGATCATCGCGCAACGCCACGCCCTGTTCGCCGTCCCTGACGACGTCGCCGCCCGCCGCCTCCGGCTCCTCCACCCCGGCGACCCGTCCGGCGCTCCCGGCGAACTCGGCTCCTGATGACCCGGGCTCAGATCGTGCTGCTCCTCCGGGCCGTCGCCTCCCTGGCGACGCTCCTGGCTGACCACCTCGAAGCCGCCCCGGTGTACGCATGACCGGCATCGTCCCCGACGAAGGGACCTGCGACGGCTGCGGCAAGTGGCTCTCCAGCGACGACGGCTACGTCGTTATCGAGGACGGTGTGCGCTACCGCTTCTGCGACGAATGCCCGGAGGACGACGCATGAGGCCCCTGTTCCCCTACTTCGGCTCCAAGGGACGTGCCGCTGCCCTCGTCTGGGAAGCCCTGGGCGACCCCGACCTGTACCTGGAGCCCTTCGCCGGGTCGCTCGCCGTGCTCCTCGCCCGGCCCTCCGTCCCCCGGGTGGAGGTCGCCGTCGACACCGACGGGCTCATCGTCAACTTCTACCGCACGCTCCGCTCCGACCCGGGTGCCCTCCTCGACGCCGTGCCGCTCCCGGTCGCCGAGGTCGACGTCTGGGCCGCGCAAGTGAGGCTGATCGAGCGGGCCGAGGGCCTCACCGAGCACCTGCGGACGTCGCCCTACTACTTCAACGCACCGCTGGCGGGCCTCTGGTGGTACGGCGTCTCCTCGTGGCTGGGCTCGGGCTTCCCTGGTCGGCGCCCGGCCCGGCAGCGTCCCCACATCGACCGCTCTCTCAAAGGACTCCACGCCCGGGGCATGCACGACGACCGGGTGCTCTCCGTCGCCGCCCGCCTCGCCAACGTCGTGCTCCTCGCCGACGACTGGCAGGAGGGCTGGCTGCGCGTGTTCGGCGGGGCTCGCAACCCTGACTCGGTCATCGACCGCTGGGCCAAGCACGATCCTCCGGGCTCGGTCGGCGTGTTCCTCGACCCGCCCTACGCCCGGGTCACGGCGGGCTCGGCCCGCTCCGGCGGCCTGTACCGCCGGGAGTGGGACGCCGACATGACGGCCCGGCTGCGCGCATGGTGCGTCGACCACACCGAGATGCCGCACGTCTCGGTCGTGCTCGCCGGGTACGACGACGAGTACGAACTGCCCGGGTGGAACGGCGTGGAGTGGCACGCCCCCAACGGCTACGCCCAGGAGGGCAACGCCCGTCGCCACCGTGAGGTGCTCCTGATGAACCCGGCGGCCTGGCGCCGCTTCGAGGGCACCCACCTCGCCCCCGGCGTCCACCCCAACCAGATGCACCTGGAGCCGCTGTCGTGACCGACACCATGCACGTCCTCTCCCAGGCGGAGGTGGAGCACCAGATCGTCCAGGTGGACTCGGCCCTCGCCGCCGAGACGGCCCGGTACGCCGGGCTGGCCGAGGCCGCCGCCGACGCCGAAGCCGACTACAAGTTGGCCCAGGCTCAGGGCGCCATGACGATCGCCGCCCGGGGCGACCCACCGGCCAACCGGGGCGGCCCTTCCGTCGCCGAGAAGGACGCTGAGGTGCTCCTCGGCTGCCACCGGGAGTACCGCTCGCACCTGCTCCTCGCCGCCCGCCTGGACGCCACCCGGGAGGCTCTCCGCTCGCTCCGCACCCGCCTCGACGCCCTGCGGACCATCGCAGCGAACATTCGGGCGGCTGGCGGCTAAGGTCGGGCCGTGACCGACACGCCCCCGGTCGACGACGACTTCGGCGACTTCACCGACGACGACGCTGTCGACTCCGCCCCGCCCGACGCTGAGGCCCTCGCCCGCCGCTTCTACGCAGAGCGCCACCGCCTCGCCCCCGACCCGACCCGGGCCGCCTCCCTCGACGACCTCCACCCGTTCGAGCGCGCACTGGTCGTCTACGTGTTCGCCGTGCTGATCGTGCGGCTCGCCCGGGAGTGGCGGCCCACCTGATGGGCGCCATCTGTCGGGAATACATGGGCTACCGGGACCCCAAGGGCTACGGGCAGCGAGCCCGGGGCCGCTGGGGCACCGGCCAGGTCCACCGGCAGGTGTGGATCATGGCCTTCGGCCCGATCCCGCCCGGCCTCGTCGTCATGCACACCTGCGACAACCCGCCCTGCTTCCTCCTGGCCCACCTTCGTCTCGGGACGACGACCGAGAACCAGGCCGACATGGCCGCCAAGGGACGGGGCAGGCCCCGGCTCCTGCCCGACGACGACCCCTGCTCCGAGTGCGGCCTGCCCCGCTCCCGCCGTCCCGACGGGCGGCTCCGCTGTCTCCCCTGCCACGCTCGAAGGAGGGCCGAATCATTGGCGCCATCTGGCTAGACGGCTCGACCCCCGGCTACCCCAACCTGCTCTCCGTCCTGACGTCGGGCGGCATGTCGGCCTCCGGCTACCCGGGCTGGGAGCGCAACTCGCGCAGCAGCGGCGGCTTCGAGCAGTTGCTCGGCATCGTCGCCCACCACACCGCCTCCGACACCTCTCCCGCCAACGACCTCAACTACATGGTCAACGGCCCGGACAACCCGATCAGCAACGGCCTCCTCGACCGCTCCGGCCACTTCACGATCATCGCCGGGGGAGCCTCCAACCACGCAGGGAAGGGCGGCGGCTCGGCGGAGGGCGGCGGCACCACCTGGCACTGCTCCAAGGGGACCGTCCCCGCCGACTCCGGCAACTCCCGCTGCTTCGGCATCGAGGCCGCCAACAACGGCGTCGGCCAGCCCTGGCCGCAGGACCAGCAGGACGCCTACACGCTGATGTGCGCCCTCCTCTCCAACGCCTACGGCCTGGTGATGCCCTCCGACCTCCGAAGCCACGCAGAGTGGTCGCCACCCCGCAAGATCGACCCTCGTGGCCCCGCCAAGTGGCAGCCCGCCAACGCCAACTCCCCCTGGGCGATGGACGGCTTCCGCTCCGACGTCGCTGCGCGCATGGTCGGCGTGCCGCCCGGCCCCTCCCCGACTGGAGACTTGATGCTCACCCTGTTCCACTCCAAGCAGTTCAACGCGAAGTTCATGGGGCTGGTCGACTCCCGGGGCTTCGGCCACACCGTCTCCTGGGTCGACAACGAGTCGATCTACAACTGGTACAAGAACGACCTCAAGACCCGGATGCAGGAGGTGGCCCTCTCCGACATGGGCAACCTGTTCCTCGTCGGCATGCTGCCCGAGGGCGACGCCCTGCACACCTGGGTCCCCTCCGACTTCGCCCCCTGGTCACACTGAGGCAGCCATGCCAGGTGGCGATCCGCCGCTCAGCGGCTATGCTGAGCCCATGCCTACCGCAACCCTCTCCACGCCCACCCGGCGGCGCAACCCTCGTGGTCAGCCGCTCACGCCCGAGGCCCGCTCCCTCCTCGTCGACCTGACCCAGACGCAGCACCGCATCAACGAAGGTGCGCGCATGGTCGCCGAAGGTACGGAGGCCCGGCGCCGCCTGCTCTGGGACCTCTACCACGAGCGGGGCATCAGCCAGACCGACCTCGCCGAGTGGCTCTCCGCCGCCGGGGAGCCCATCGGCCCCGACCTCGTGCAGAAGGCGCTCCGGGCCGTGCGGGAGACGGGCCTGTAGCCCGATGGCTGTCCTGGCTCAGACCTACGAGCCTGCCTGCCCCATCGACTCCCTCTCCGAGCACCCCGCCAACCCCCGGGTCGGCGACATGGAGGCCCTCGGCGAGTCGATCCGGGTCAACGGCTTCTACGGGGCCGTCGTGGCGCAGGTGTCCACCCGCCACGTCCTGGCGGGCAACCACCGCCTCCGCAAGGACGCCGAGCAGGGCGCCACCACGATCCCGGTGCTCTGGGTCGACGTGGACGACGACCTGGCCCTCCGCATCCTCGTCGGCGACAACCGCTTCCCGGCCCTCGCCGGGTACGACGACTCCGGGCTGGCCCGGCTCCTCGGCTCGCTCCTCGGCGTGCCCGCCGGGCTCCTCGGCACCGGCTACTCGGCCGACGCTGCGGACCTCCTGCTGCGCCTCCTGGCCGAGGGGGACTCGCATGGTGCTGTCGCCCCGGGGCTGACGCCGGGGGAGCGAGAGGAAGCCTGGGCGGCCTCTGCGATGCAATCCCTGGTGCTGCCCTACCCGCCCGCCGACCACGACGCCGTCGCCTCCGCCATCGACGCCGCCGGGCACCCTGCGGAATCACGCTCGGACACGGTGCTGCGCCTCCTCCGGGCGGCCACCAGTGCGTGAGGTCGCCCTGTACCGCTGCCCGGTCAACGTCGCCCCTCGCTCGCAGGCCGACCCCCCGGGGCCAGGTGCTGTCGTGCTCGACGGCGACGTGCTCCTGCGGGACGCCGACTCCGGGGCCGCCGTCGCCCTCCAGGCTGTCGCCGCCCGAGGCCCCGCCACCATCATCGCCTCGCTGCTGCGCCACCTGGCCTGGGCGGAGCGCGCACCCCGGTACGGGGCCGTGGCGACGGGGGAGTCTCGCCTCTCGGGCATCGCCGTCTCCAACAGCGTGTTCGGCGCTCTCCCGCCGGTGCCGCTGCGCCGCCGGTACGGCTGCTGCCGGGCCGCCCTCGACACCGACCGGCCCGACCTCGTCTCCCACCTCTCCCATGTCGCCGTGCTCTCCGCCGCCCTCGCCGCCGACGTCCTCCCCGACGAGTTCGCCGCCTGGGCCGCCGCCGTGGAGGCCCGGGTCCCTGCGGCCTGGCGCATGGCCGACACCCTCTGGACCTCCGGCGTCATCAACAACAACTCTGCCCACCCCTACCACCGGGACGCCTCCAACGTCCGGGGCTCCTGGTCGGCGATGCTCTCGATGAAGGCGCACCTGGAGGGCGGCTGGCTCCACCTGCCCGACTACGGCTGCTACCTCGCCGTGCCCGACGGCGCCCTCACCCTGTTCGACGGCGGGCTCCTCCTCCACGGCGTCACGCCCTTCCGGCTCACCAAGCCCTCCGGGTACCGCTTCACCGTCGTCTACTACGCCCGGGCCGGGCTCTCCGCCTGCGCGCAAGACCCGGCGGAGGAGCCTGCGAGAGCCGCGAGAGTCGCCTACGAGGCCGCACGAGCCCGGGTCCAGCCATGATCGAGCGCCAGACGTTCCACGCCGACTACCCGCTCGCAGACCTCGTGCCCCACCCGGACAACCCTCGCCGGGGCGACGTGCTCTCCCTGGCGGAGGCCATCGAGGCCCTCGGCTTCTACGGGGCGATCTACCTCCACGGCGACTCCTCCGTCGTGCTGGCGGGCTGGCACCGGGTCCTGGCCCTCCACGCCACCGGCGTCACCGCCGCCCCGGTCATCCGCCTCTACTGCTCCGACGCCACCGCCCTCCGGGTGATGCTGGCCGACAACCGCATCGGCGACCTCGGCCATGAGGACCCGCTGCTCCTCGGCGACGCCCTGGCCGCCCTGGCCGCCTCGCCGCTGGGCCTGGCGGGCACCGGGTACACGGAGGACGACCTGGCCGACCTGATGGCCGCCGCCGAGGCCGCCTCGCCCTGGGGCTCCTCGGTCGCTCAGGGCGGCGAGTCACGCTCCCTGGTGCTCCTGTACGACGCCGCCGGGCTGCGCGAGGTCGTCGGCCACATCGACGCTCTCTGCTCCCGCTGGGGCCTCGACTCGGCTGCTGCTGTCGTGCGCCGCCTCGTGCTCTCGTGAGGGGAGCCCTGTACGTCATCGGCCCTCCCGGCTCCGGCAAGTCTCTCGGCCTCGTGACGGCTCTCGGCCTCGCCGGGCTCCTGCCCCAGACCTCCGCCGATCAGCCCTTCGCCATGACGCTGCACAACTCCCTCGACGGCACCCGGCCCACCTGGGTCCTGGGCCGCCCTGGTGGCCCCTTCTCCGGCACCGACGCTCTCGCCATGAACGTCGCCCCTCGTGTCAGAGAGTGGCTCCTGGGGGCCTCTCCGGCGGCCGTGGCGGCTGAGGGCGACCGCCTCGCCAACCCGGTCACCCTCGACGCCCTCTGGCACGCCTTCCCGACGGGCCGCCTCGCCGTGCTCGACCTCCCGCCCGCCCTCTCCTGGGACCGCATGGTGCGCCGGGCCGAAGCCCTGGGCCGCCCGCCGCAGAGCGAATCCTGGTGGAAGGGGAGGGTCACCAAGACCCTGAACCTGGCTGCGCGCTACGCCGACATCGCCGTCCGGGTCGACGCCACCGGCTCGCCCGACGACGTCGCCGAGGCCCTCGTGCCGCTCCTCCCGTAGTGGACCTCTCCGGCGTCGACCTGCGCGCAACGGCCTACCGCCGGGAGACGTTCCTCCGCTCCTGGGAGTTCACCCTCACCTACGGCACCCACCCGGGCTGCGTCTACCTGGCCTGGCCCACCCTCACCCGGCTCCTCTCCTGGTCGCCGGAGGAGGCCCTCTGGTACGCCTTCATCAACGGCAACACCCAGCACCCCGCCACCTCCCTCGTGCTCTGGCACGCTGCCCCGCTGCCCCGCCACGCCGACCGCCTGGTCGACGCCTGGCGCTCCCTGTACGGCTCCCTGGCCTTCGACACCGACCGCCGGTACCACCGCAAGGCGCTCCCCGCCGCCGTGCTGTCGTACCTCGGCCTCATCGGCGGCGGAAGCCAGGAGGCCTTCTGGCGGGCTCGGGCTGGGGAGGGCTGGGCCTCGTGCTGGGCCTCGGCCCGCTCCGTCGCCACCTTCGGCCGCCTCTCGGCCTGGTCGTACCTGGAGTACGTCCGGCTCTGCGGCATCGCCCTCGACGCCGACTCGC